GCGCCCCATCGCGGAGAGCAGTTTGGCCCCCTTCAAGCCGCCCGTGAACGGAATCAGGTTCACCGGGTCCAGCATCCCGCCCGCCATGAACCCGGCGAAAGTGGTCAACGTCCCGCCTCGCGCCAGGATGAAATCGCGCTGTTGCTTGATTTCCCATCGCTCGGCCAATATCCGGGCATGGTCCTCGGTCATGCCCCGGAACCACTTCAATCCTGGGCGGCTCCAAATCGACTCTTTCCACAGGTCTTCGCCGATCATGTCCTCCTCGTCGGCGAACAGTGTGCTGGTGCGGTAGATGTCGGCCAGGGCGCTCACGGAGGTCATGCGCAACCCCTCGCCAAACGCAGCCCCGAAGGTGGTCCAGAAATCCGGCCTGTAGGTGTCGGCGATCCCTTGTTGTTCCAGAAAAGAGGATTCCGGCTCGGAGTATAATTGCATCGCCATCAGCGGCCCTCCCGGACACGCGCTTGATGGAGTTCAAGGAGCCTTTTGGAGGTCCTATCCAGGCGTTTGTTTTCCTCGATTTGCCATTGCTCTCTGGCGCGGGCGTCGAGATTCCGGGGCGCAACGCCCCTTTGCAGGGCGTCGCGGGACAACTCGCTTATCCTTTCGGGCGTGAGGTTTTGACCTTTTTCCAATTCCACGGTGGCTTGCTCCAACACCTCCGGCCCAAAGGGCATGGCCGCCACTTCATCGAAGCTGAATCCAATCGAGGGACCCTTATTGCTTTTCAACTTGATGTCGCCAACCCAAATATTGACCCGTTTGTCTTTGGCGTTCGTGTAGAAACGGGCGTTGAGAAGGGCGAGTTTGTAGGTTTCAGGCGTCATGCCCCTTGGTATTACCGGGTCTTGCAACATGACGCCTCGCTTGACCATGTGGTCCATCATGCGGTTGAGCTTCGCCTGGAAACCACCCTGGGCCATCACTTCCCGTGGAATGCGGAGAGTGCCTGTGAAAACAAAATTGGGGAAGAAATCCCGAAAGGCTGTATCGGCGGCGTTGGGGTCGTTCCTGGAGGCCATGAGGCGGGCGTAAAGCACCATGGCGTTCTGAAAGTACGCCGCCGGTTTGGATGTCCCTGGCGGCATGGTATTGGCGTAGGCGGCAAAGTTGCGGGCGGTGTCCTCGTCCAATTGAATGCGCACGTCTTTTTGCAAAAGGTCTCGGTTTTCCGTGTTCGACAAAGCAAAAGCCTCGTCCAGATTCCGGGAAAAGGGTATGTCATTCCTGCGATACAACCGGGTATATTCTTTCACGCCCCGTTCAATCAGCTGTTCCATCACGGCCTCGCCGTGGTCCCCAGCTATTTCCACCGCATCCAATATTAATGGAATGCGCTCATCCGGGTTTTTGGATGCCTTCCAGGCGCTGACGATGAAATCAATTTGGGCGTTGGGCCTGGGCCTCTGGTTAAAGGAGAGAACGCCGCGCTCGGATTGCGCCGCGTATGACCGCGTGATCGCCGCCTCCGACCCGTTGTTTGGCCCCGTGGACGGCTCCACGGCTCCCGCCCCGTCCTCGGTGCGGGCCTTCATGATCCGATCCTTCTCCCGGACAGCCTCCAGGTAAATCCCCCTGCGGAAAACCACATGATCGCCGGGCGCGGGTTCGAGGCTTTTGAGGGTTTCCCGTATTTGCCCCGGAGTTTGGCCGTCAAGGGTTTTTATTTTAAGGAAACCGTTCGCCGCCAATTGCATCCGCTCCTTCAGGCTGGAAAGTTCCTCCGGCTCGAACAATCCCGACAGGGTGGCGCGGACCATCGCCGAAACCGCCCCCGGCCGGGTCGCTACTCCGTTGATGATCATGGAGTTGAGTTCGTTGTCGAGGTCGATTGTGAGTGCGCGTCTCTTCCCGGTCTGGCTCCGCTTCCAGGCGGCATCGCGGCGGGCGATCTCCCTCAACGCAATGTCTTCGGCCTTGAACTGCGCCTGGTCATCGAGTTTATATTTCCCGGCCTTGAGGTCATTGAGTTTCTGCCAGGGGTTGCCGCGCAGCCCGTTGAGAAATTTATTCCATGTTTCTTTGTTCAACTTCACTTTCACCGCCCGATCCGCCATGGAGCGAAACTGCACTTTCTGGGTATCGGATAGATGGGTCAGTGCCGGGAGCAAAGACGCCATTCCAGCGGGGTTGTCCAGCAGCATGTTTCCGGCCTGGGCGGTCTCATCGTCGCGCAGTTCGACGTCCCAGGCGTCCTGGGCTTTGATCTTGTAAAGCGCCAGCGGCAGTGGGTCCAGCTTGATTTCTCCGGCATTGGCCGCTTCAAAGGCGGCTTTTGGACCATTCTCACGCAGGAAGTCCAGCGCCTTCCCCTTCTGGACGGCGCGTTCCTTTTGCTCATTTTTGGAGAGCAGGGCATTTTCTTCCGCATCCAGCGCGTTGGTCAGCCGCAACCGCTCCGCCGCCGCCGCCGGTTCGGAAAGCCCCACATCGTCAACCGCCAGAAGAGCTTCCTCTTTCCCCGCACCGGACTCGATATCGCGCAGCGCCCCGGTGGCCACCCTGTCGGCATCGGCTTTATCGCGCCTTTCATCGTCTTCCTGGATATTCACCAGCCGGGTAATATTCGCCTCAGTAGCGTCGATTTCCAGATAGCGGAATTTCCCGGCCTTGAGCGCGGCAACGGCTGCCGGATTTCCCTTCTCCCGTGCCATCTTGATCAGCGCGGCCCTGTCCTGGCGCTTCAACTCCGCCTTTGCAATACTCTCGCCCTCGCGCTTGATCCTTCGGAGGGCAATGGGGTCAATGTCCAAGCCGCTCAGAAAGTCCTTGCTTTTGACCAGATCGAGGAACTTGGCGGGGTCCGTCTCGGCCAGATCGAGCACCTTGGCGGCTTCGGTGGCTTTCTCGCGGTTTTCATTGGTATCGCGCAGCCGGGCGACCCACCGCGCCCGCATTTTCCCTTCCAGCGTCGTGTCCGCCAACTCCAGGGCCGCCACGGGGTCGGACTGGCTCAACTCGATTACGGCGGCTTCATCGGCTTCCTCCCGCTCGGCCTCCATCCCCTTGATAACCTCAAGTCCTTTCGCGTATGCAGCGGTTTTGGTCAGGGTTCCGGAACTCACCAGACCATCCGTTAAATCGATGACTTCCTGCTTCAGTATTTCAAATTCGGCGCCGGTGCTTGCCACCGCTTTCTGTTGAATCTGTTCCAAGCTTTCCATCGTTTTGGCAAGGAACGCATCGGCCATCTTTTTGGTAACGTCCTTCGCAATTTCAGCCGACGCCTTGATACCCTGGACTTCAAATATGTTTCCGATGTCCGCTTGGGTGCGGGGGTCCATGCCCGCGCTTGACCATTTGTCATGGAGTTTGGCAACGCCTTCGTTGAAAATCCTCCGCGTATCCTCGAATTTCGGCGCCGCGACGGCTTTCCGCACCAAATCCGGGAATTCTTTCCCCAGGCCGATCCGCGCATCCAAAACCTCCCTTGCCTGTTCGCCCTGGTAGATCACCATCCCCAGTTTTTTCAGGTCCTCTCCGATTCTCCCCAGCGCGGCATAGGCGGGCGACGCATCCGGCACACGGGGAGCAGCGGGAACGGGAGCCTGGAACGCTCCTGGATCGGTGAAAACGGGATTCTCGGCCATTTAGTATCCGTATCTCCCGTCCAGGGACCAAGGGTTAGAATTGGGATTCGAGGTCATTGCGTAATAACCTCCCACGGCGCTCATTCCACCCCCGATGGCATTCAGCCATCCGGTAACGCGGGTGATGCGCGCCCGTTCATCGAGGGCCGCGGCGTCCGCCCTGAATCCAAGCCCTTTGGCCTTTCCCTCCGCGCGTTCGGAGAAGGCCCTTACTTGCGCGTTGGTGACGACCCGGGCCGCATTCACCGCATCGCCGTGTATGCGCGCTCCGATGACCTTCATAGGCGAGCCGGATAGTTCGATGCCCGCCCCCGCCACGGACACCACGGCGGCCCCGGAGGCGCGGCGGGACTCACGGCGCCGGAAAGTGGCTTCCTGCCGCCCCGCTTTCAGTTGCATCCGGGCGGAGAACTTTGAAGTTTGCAGGGCTATCTGGCCTTGCACCCTGGCGATCCTCGCCTGGGCCTCCATGGCGTCGGCGGCGGCCCGCGATCCCCACAAGGAGGAGAGGGCGCTGATGGCCATCCCTGCGACTAACCATTCCATAGATCACACATGGTCATATTCGATTAAATGCGTCAGCCCGATGATCGTCGCGGGCAGCGGTCCGTCTGGCCGGATCAGCACGGTGGGCCGTGTGCTGGTTGAAACCAGACCCGCCCAGTTGTGCTCCCGGTCGTCCGTAACGAGAGGCTTGAGAGCACCCGAAACCCAAGTATCAGGTTGCAGCGATGGGTGCAGCGGGGACAAGGTGGCCGCGCTAACGCCCATTTGCAGCCCATTGGTATCCAGCACCTCGACCACCGTGGCTATCACCTTCACCTTGGCGATCTCCAGGTCCCGCGCCTTCACCGGCAAGGTTTCCAAGTTGGACAAGCTTTCATAGTCCAGGCCGGTCCAAACAACCGAGGCGGCTGTGGCAAGAGGGATGACGTTTAGCACCGTGGCGGATTGTGTTGGGATATACCCTGAGACGGTTGGTAATTCCTGAAACTGCGCCCCCCAAAGAGAAAAAGTAGCCCCACTTCCGCCTTGAACTTGTAGGTCTAAAAAAGCGCCAGCGCCCTTGACCATTGCGGTCGCTTCCACTCTCACCCAATCACCGCCAACCGCTCCCAACTGCGAGAGCATATCTTGCATAGTTCCATCGCCGTGATCTATGGTGAAGCCAGTGAATGTTCCTGTTAGGAGTTTGACCCAAATCGAAAAACTACTTCCATCGGCAATCGTCAGACTTTGCCGAATTAGAAGCGACGCTGCTCCGTCTTGTGTGATCGTGTCCGCTGCGCTTGCGACTCCATTCGGGTCTGTTTGATTATTTGCCACTACCGACCACCCCGCACTAGGGTCAGTCCACACCGCGTTTGTGAAATCCTCCGACCAAAGCAGTAAATTATTGGTCACAATCTGGTCGATCTGCTTTATCCCATCAGCATACACCGACACCGATTCGCCCTCGAGGTGATCCAGGCCGCTGATTACCGTGGTGGACGCGCCTTTGTAATATACGGCCGCATCGAGGTAGCAGGCATCCTCCTGGTCGTCCCGGGCTGAATCAAAGGGGAGTTGCATCGCCTCCAGGTGCTCCACCGTGGAACCGTTCACGGTGCGCCTGACGATGGTCCACAGCTGGTCGTGCCCGGCGATGGAGAGCACGGCGATGGAGAGCACCTCGGGCCAGTCCGAGCCGGTGAGCGACCCCGGCAGTTGGTGCGAGTGCCAGGCGACGATCTGCGTTACCGGGTTGAGCGTCAGGCCGATCAGCAACCCGTCGGCGCGGCGCATCCACACGATGGACGACGGCACCGAGGAGAAGGCCATTTGCTCGATCCCGGATTTTCCGATGTGCCCGGCCAAAAGGGTCATGTCCGGCTGCGAGAGCACGTCCATGGTTTCCCTCGCCGAAAGGCCCCGCACGATGCGCTTGGATTGCTGCGCGTAGATCAGCACTTCGCCGATCAGGGCGGGCAGGGGCGTATCGGCCCCATAGCCCGAGGCCGCACGCACCCGGATGGCCGTCGCCGAAAAATTGGCGTCAGGGCCACCGTCGATGCGGAAAACCCCGCCTTTCGTGCCGACCATCAGGTCCGCGCCCGCCTCCAGCCATTGAATCGGGAGCATCCGGCGGCTGGCGACGGTGAAGGTGATTCCATTGTCCGCGAAAACAGTGTCGTCAACGGCGGTGGGATCGAACTCCTCGAACGAGAACGCGATGCTGGTCCAGCCGCTCATGGGTTCCGTTTTCGTGTTGGCGAAGCACAACCGCATCCCGTAGAACGAAATGGCGCCGGGATAGCCGGTGGTGCGGCTCCACGCCCCCAGCGCCCAGCGGGTCTCGGCGGATGTGGTGCTGGGGTCTTCCACCATGAATATCGTCACAACGGTGGTGCTGGTGTACGCCGTGATAACGCCCCAGCCCCAAACGTTGCTGCCATCGACTTTCGAGAAGATACGGAAGATGCGGCCTATGTCGGTGGAGACGAACGACGCCAGACTGGCCGTGAGGGTCTTGGACCCCGTGCCGGTGCCGGATAGGGTCATCGTGGACACCGTGGGGTTGTCGGGCAGGTAAGGGCCGTCCCACAGTTTGAAGGTCGATTTGACGCGGTTCACGTCCATCGTGGTCTGGTCCATCAGGTCCGTGAGAGTGAAGGTTTCTTCTCCCGTGCGCTCCAGCTTGCGGGGCGTGTAACTTGGATGCACCAGGTACATCACGTCATGGGCCTGGGCGACCTGGAGTTCTTTCACATCCTGGGCGTCCCAAGGGGTAACAACCTCGTAAGCAACGCCCGGCGAGGATTCAAGTTGAACCTCGTCCCGGATGAAACGGATATATTCCTGCCCGAATTCCAGCATGTAGGGGCTGCCGGTTGCGCCGGAGAACGCGAATTGGGCGTGGTTGGACACGTCGCCGGGCGAAGTGATGATGTACGCATCGGTGCCGTCTGCAAGGCCGACTGCCACCAGCAGGGACCCTGTCCATGTCACCCCTTGCAGTTGAAAGTTCTTAGGATTAGCCCTTTCGGTCCAGGTGACGCCGTCCGGGCTGGTGATAATGTACGCATCGGTGCCGTCAGGCTTACCGACTGCCACCAGCAGGGACCCTGTCCATGTGACTGATATGAGATGAAAGTTCTTGGGATTGGTTCTTTCGGTCCAGGTGATGCCGTCCGGGCTGGTGATAATGTACGCATCGGTGCCGTCTGCAAGGCCGACTGCCACCAGCAGGGACCCTGTCCACACGACTTCATTGAGTGTGAAGTTCTTGGGATTGGTTCTTTCGGTCCAGGTGACGCCGTCCGGGCTGGTGATAATGTACGCATCGGTGCCGTCTGCCTCTCCAACGGCTACAAGTAATTTCAATTCCGCCGCCCAAATAACAGTGATCAATATAAAATTCTTCGGATTCGCTCTCTCCGTGAATTCAACCGGCGCAAACGACTTCGCCGCCCCGATATGCTTGAATCCAGGGCGGCGGGTGGCCGATCCCTGCGGCGATACGATGAAATTGGAGAGTTGCTTGAGGCCCGCGCCGTACTGCGGAAGATCGGTGCGGCCAAGGGCCAAGGGAGCGAATTCCCCGGCTCCAAAGCTCGCTTGGCGGACGATTTGACGGGGCATGATCAGACCCCTGTCCGGCGGGCGGCGATCCAGGCCGGCACCAGGCGCTTGTCCTCGCCGTCCTCCTGGGAATCGGTTGTGCGGGCTTGGCCCAGTGCTCGGTTCCACTTCTTTTCCAGCATATCCATCAGTTTGAGGCTGCCGGTGATTACCTGGCACAGGTCCATCGCCAGTTGCACGGACAGCGCGTGCGCGAACAGGGCGTCGAAATTCGCTACGGTGGTGATCTGCCGCACGTAGCGGACGGTGGGGTTTGGATCGTCGGTGAACAGATAGTCTCCCTCGATTTTGTAGTTCAGGTCCCCATCGTTCACGTCGATTTCGCGCAGCCAGTCGGTGGGCAGCGGCCAGCCGTACTTGAAACCGAGCGGGTAAATGGCCTGAATCGCCGCCGTGGTGGTCTTCACGTACCCGATGCGGGCCGTGTTCCGGCTCAGTTGCACCCCCCATGCGTAGACGGTGCCGGTGGCCGATGGGACGGCCCCGGCGGGGGAGATCGTCACGGTCAGGGTTTTGTTGCCGGTGCCGTTGTTCGCCTGCGTCATGCTGACCCGCCACAAGCCGTCACCGATATCCTCGATGGTTCCCGCGCTCACCGTGGGGGGGGAACTCCATGTCACGTCCACCTCCCAGGCGGTGGAAAGGGAATATTGATGAACCGTTTTGTTGATAAATCCAACGACGTATAGCTTCATGCCGTCGGGCTTGAAAAACAAACCTTCCGGGTTATTTTCCTCCGTGGCGACGTTGAATGATTTGGAATCATAAGTGGCGGTGGACACGTCCCAGGGGGTTGAAAGTGTGTACTGATAAACCGTGTCGTTGGCGACTCCAATAACGTATAGTTTCGTGCCATCGGGCTTGAAAAATATACCCTGGGGATCGGGTTCCTCCGTGGCGACGCTGAATGATTTGGAATCATAGGTGGCCGTGGACACCTCCCAGGCGGTGGAAAGGGAGTATTGGAAAACCATGTCGTTGGTGTTTCCAAGTACGTACATCTTGGTTCCGTCAGACTTGAAAAATATAACCCCGGGGTCGAGTTCCTCCGTGGCGACGTTGAATGATTTGGAATCATAAGTGGCGGTGGACACGTCCCATGGTGACAAAAAGGCCAGCAGTAGGCGCGTCATGGCGGCGGTGCCTTCCCTCAGGTAGATGCTAAGGGTGTACGATTCGAAATTGTTGGGGACCGCCACGAACTGGACGACAGTGCCTTCAACCATCACGCCGGAGTCGTCCAGCAGATCGGCGGTCAGTGTTCCGTTAGGAGCACGGATTTGATCCGCCGTCACCGTGACGTTGGTCTTGAGCCAGGAGGTGTTGTCGAAAGCTTCGGATTGCAGCAGTAGGTTCTCGCCCAACGAGACACGATGCGTGGCCCAATTCCAGGGATGGGCGCGTAGGGCCTCGTCCAGCGAGTTGTCCCACAGGTCACGCACCCACTTGGCGTGCTCGTTGGTGTCCGTATCCACGTCGGTGAAACGCCCCTGGCCCAGCAGGGCCATGGCGACGTTGGCGATCTTGGTCTTCGTGGGCACGGCTCATCCGTTTTAAGCCAGCATTTCCACCACTACACTGTAGGACATGGTGGTTCCGCCAGTGTGGGTGACTACGACCCGGAACTGCGCGGGCATGATATCGCTCACCGAGACGTTGGCTGTCTCCCCAATGCCCGGATACACCGTGAAATCGCTATGCCCGGTCGCCGCGATAGCTGCTGTGACAGCCCCCGGAATATCCGCCCAGACTCCCGTTACCTGATCCAATGCCTGCAACTTAGCGACGATGGATACGATATCTGGGTCAAGGGTTACATCCACATGGACGGTACAACCCCGACGCCCTTTGGATTCCAGGGAATCGGAGTTGTGAGGGGAGGCAGCCGTAGTACGAGCCGCCGATGCCAATGCCGTCAGGATACGCGCCGGAGCATATTCCCAGGGCATGTCAAGGCTCCAGTGTGTTCACGACCATGCCGATGATCCCGGCGGCGGGCATGTCAGCCGTCGCATCGTTGGTGATGAGGATCAACTCCTTGGTAGCGATCGGAGTCGCCGCCTGGGTTACCAGCGTCGCGGCAACCATGAATCTGATCCAATTGATGAGCGGAGTGGTGTGCACCAGGGCCGCGCGATATTTCGCGGCGGTCACGGTCGAACCGATGGCGATCACGGCCGTTGACAGCGAGGCCGAGATCAACAGGTCGATGCTGGTGACGATCACCCCGGCCGGAATGGTGACCATGCCTATCGTCTCGCTTTTCAGCATCGTCACGCTGGCCAGGTCGAAGGTGCCGCAATAGCGGCCCTTGCCCCACACTCCGGGGGGAAGTTGCGTGGTTGAAGTTCCGTCCTCCAGCGCATTCGCGATGGTTTGCTGGACGGAGTAATAATCTGCGGTCAGTGCGGGCATATCAGTTCTCCATCCAGGATTAACCCACGATTACGGGAGTCGGGTCACACGCCACCTCGACAACTTTTTTGTCGTCGAGCCGGACGGCCGCCATTTGCAGCGACGCCCAGCATTGGAGCGAGTAGTTGCGGGTGTGATCCTCGGTGATCCGCGTTTCCACGGTATCGGAGGGCACATCCATTTGCAGCCCCTCCTGAATCCACACGTACACCAGTTCATCGCTGCTCCCATCGGTCTTGATCAGCGAATCGGCGTACACATGAAGACGGCAACCCAGGAACGTGGCGAGTTCATTGGTGGTGAGCGGTTTTCCGTTGTTGTAAAGGTCGCTCACTACCTTTGTGGACGACATCAGGGCTTGCTTCTGTTTGGACGGCATCGCCACATGGCAGGTGAAGCCTTCCAGCCCGCCGTGATCGCCTTCCAGAATGCTGAGGGCCTTCTGGAGTTTGTATACGGTCAGGCCCACGTCCGCCGTTCCCGCCGCGGGATCGAAGGTGTGGAGGTTGACCGCGACTTTTTGCGCGGACGGCAACGCCTGGGTGCCGGTGCCGGTCTGGCCCGTCACGGCGGAACCGCCGAGAGCAGTCAGGATCAACTCGTCCTTCTTGCGATTGATCGCATGAACGGCGTTCCGGATGTACTGCCCCTCCACATCGCTGACAGCGCTGCGCAGTTCATCGAACTTGTCGAAATAGTCGTTGGAGACCCACTTCGATTGAACGGACCAGCGGTCGTCGTGCGTGTTGGGGGTGTAGGGGGTCGCCTGGTGGCGTTCCTGAATCTGCACCAGGGATTGAGTGCCGAGCATGTGGTGGCGCTTCTTCTCACCATCGGTGAGACCGCGCATGACTGAAAACTCCAGCATCGACGGCATCTGCTGAGCCTGAAACATCAGGTTCTGGCCGTAGTCGTACTGGAGCAAGAGATTGGCTTGTGATGACATAGCTGGGTCTCCGCTGAAAAGCGTGGTCTGAATAACCAGTTTTCAGGAAGTTGCCCAGCCTGATCCTGCGGAGCCGGATGGCTTTATCCGCTGGAAGGTTGGCTTCCTAGCGCGTCACTCCGGGCCGCGAATGCGGATTGCCGGAGCGTCATGCGCTTTGTTTTACTACAGTTTCAGAGAATTTCGCCGTTGTCAAGCAAATCTGCCTAATTTTTAGGCACTTCTGGCGGGGTGAGCGTCCCAGGTGCTTTATTTTCATGCAATTCGGCCTCCACCTGGGCCAGTTCTCGGAACACCTTCGTTGAATCCTGTATTTTCGCCGCCGGGTATGCCTGATGCGCACCCGTCGCGGTGTTCGGGGCCGGTTGCTCTTGCTTTTTCGCGGGCTTCCGCTTGCCCTTATCATTTCTTGTCTTTCTTTTCTTTCTTGGCGGGGAAGGCGCATGACTCGCGGGTTGAGGTTCAACCGGGTCAACCGGCCTCGTCGTGATGAGGTCCGCGCTCACGGAGGACATTTCAATCGGGTAGCGGCACCCTTGCGGGCATGGGGGACGCGCCAACCCGCTCTCGAACTCATGCTGGCAGCGGTCGCAAATGAAGGTCTGCATGATGCTCCTTTATTGCCAGTCGGCGATGGTGTCTTCCGCAGAATCAACAGACTCCTCATCCCCGGCGTTGGTCGCGGTTTGGGCGACAAAGACCTCCGGCCAGTCCGGCAGGTCGTGAATTTCCATGTCCGGCACCCCCGCCTCCTTCTTTACCAGAAAAGCCGCCTGGCCCACCCCTGTCGTGGCGGACAGGTAGCAGGTATATTTGACGGCGGTGGCCACAACCGGGTTGCGGACATACAATGAGTGAGGCACCGGCCCGATGGCTAATTCGGGGGCGCTAGGGGCGGATGGAGCGGCCATTGTCAACCTCCAAGGCTACAGGATTGCGGATGGGAGCGCCCGCCAGGCCAAAGATAACCTGATCCTCGGTCATAGTGGCGGGGTCCTTGGAATAAAATTCATGGTCTACATAAACCTGATCCGTGCTGATCGCCATGTTCGCCAGCAACGTGGTCATTTCGGCGATGTTGCTGTTCATGTCCTGGTGCAGCTTGAACCGCGCCACGCGGGCCGTTATGACTTCTTTGGTGTCCGGGCTTGAGCGCATCCCGTGCCCATTGTCATCCCGGCAATCCGCCTGACCGTACATGCGGCGGCACGGGATGGGGCGAACAGGGTAGATCGAGCATTGCTTGGCTTCATTGTCGTAGAAGATGCACTTCATTCCCTTCCCGGCCCACGCCACGATGGCCGCCTTGAGATCGCCGGGAAATTTCTTGAAATGCTCCTGCAATACCGATGCGCGAAATTGGATGGCGCGTGAAATCCCCATGACATCCTTGGAATTCAGGCTCAACCATTGCAGGATGCCGGCCACCTCCGCGGGGGTGGACGTAATGATCAATTCGCAGCACCGATGCTCGTACTGGCATTCGGCGCATTGCTCCTCGGTGTAGGCCGTGCCCTCCATATCGGCGGAAACGATCTCTCCGTAGCGCATTGCGTGGAGATCGAATCTGATTTCGCTCACGGCGTCACTCCTGCTTTTGCTTGATCGGCAATGTGCGCCTCGGCTTCCTTGCGGAGCATTCCGTCGCGCTCGCTCATCAACTGGCGGTAGCCCGTGTTGATCGGATCGAACCCAGGCTGTTTTTTCATATCGGACAATTGGCTTTCGAGTTTGACCCGCTCGGCCCTGAATCCCGCCTTGTCGGCAGGACCTGTAACCGCCCCAGTGCCTGTGTGCATGGTGCCCTCCTGTGAATGACGGCCCACCCCGTAGAGCATTTTTTGCCATTCGGGGTGCTGATCGAGTCCGAGTTGTTCCATTATTTTGTTCAATTCTGGCACATGATCCTCGGTTCCCCGTTTCACTATCTCTTTATTGGCGTCGTACTGATCGCCCCATTCGCCGCGCAATTTCTGTTCAGTCTCCGCTTTACGGGCACCATTACGGGTTTCCCGCTCACCGGACATCCGCGCATCGCTGGCCTCCATGTCGGCGAACATGGCCTCGGCCTGCTTCGCGGAAAGGCCGTGCTGGTGGGCGAGCGCCCGGAAGGCCGGCGCACTCGCCTTATCCGGCAACTTGTAGCCGTCCGGGCTGTCGGGCGCGGCATGGCCCAGCTTGGAGAGCACCGCCCGGCGCCCCGCATCGTCCTGGGGAGGCTCCATGTCCGCCATCGAGCGGGAATGGAAGGTGCGTTGCAATTCCGAATAGGATTTGGCGAGCTTTGCGCCACCATCCGGTCCGGCGAAAGGTTTAAGCACTCCATCGCTTTGCATTTCCGCTGGCAGACTGGTAAGAAAATCCACACCTCCGCCGCCGTCTCCACCTGCTGTTGAGTCAGTCATCGATCGTCTCCATATTCGCTAGTTGTGTAAGCTCCTGATTTTTCAGCCGGAGCATTTTATCAATGTGGAAAACAGCATCGCCGAACCCAGCGGAATATTGCAATTGCTCGTTCGTCAAGCCTTCATGGGAGTGCATGATCCCGGCCTTGCGGTGCAGGTCCGCCAGCACGATCCTTCCGGAATCCGTATCGAATGCCGTCCGATAATGCGACGGGAGGCTCCCGCGCCGGAACCGAACCGGGATGCGATCCAGGAAGTCGGCGCTTTTTCCGATCCATTCGGTCATGCCTCACCTCCTTCGCCCAGTAGTTTGAGCGCCCCGGCGCTGTCCTTGGCCGCCCCGGCCGCCGCCACCATCTGCTCGGTCTGCCGGGCTTCCGCGGCGACGTCCGACCGGGCTTTCTGCACCGCGGCGATTTCTTCGGGCGAATTGAGCACTTCCTGCGGCACGTGCCTGGCCCGGGCCAGCACACGACCGGCGCGGGGCACGTTAATGATGTCCAGCGCCTTCTGGTCGATCTGGGCCAGCGGAATCATGTCGCCGATCAGTTCCAGTACCGGAGAGGCATCGCTCATCAGCCGCGCCCTGCCCATGGGCGAAACATATTCAGCGTGTATCGGCGCGCCCCGCAACTGCGGTGGAGGTGGGGGCACCTTGCGGTTGCGGATCAGGATGGACGCTGTACGCGATATGACCATGAACAGGAATTCCGCGCGCTGGCGTTCCAGGGGCGGCCCGGCGAACCGGAACTGCTCCGCCTGGCGCCCGGCGAACTCCGTGGCGCTCATATGGACCACCGAACCGCTTTTGCTGATCTTCTCCACCATTCTGAAGGCATCCAGGAAGAAAAGCGATTCCACCAGCCTTTCCTTTTTCTCGATCATGGCCATGCCGTCGTTGGCCGAACCCGACGGGCGCAGGGCCTCGATGTTCCAATTGCCTTTCACGTCCTGCCTCCCATACACCATCCCGCCGGGAACCTGATTGATCCGTGGCGATGCTCCGGATTCGTCGTCGGTCAGCCACATTGGATCGACATCCATTGAAACGCGCTTGATGACGTCCGTCTCCATGCGCTGGAGGCCTTTCACATCCTGGATCGCATCCTCGCCGGGGCCGCGCCCGTAGGACTCGTTGGGACTGACTGACCAGCGGGGGAAAACCCAGGGAAATTCCCAATATCCGCGAGCTTTTTCCAACAAATCACCCGTCTCTTTCAAGACATACCCTTCGATATACGGCTTGCCGGCAATATCGAACGGGTCTGTGTCCATGCGCGGGCGGACTCCATGAACACAGGTGAATTTACGTTGCGGCTCGGTGGCCAGCACACCTTTCACGGAATGCGGCAGATTTTCCTCGCCGAACTGGCGGGCCAGCCCCCAGGCGGTGTTCTGGTACTCGCGGAACAGGGCGATTACCTTGTTGTCGTCATCGGTCCAGATCGCGCAATTACCCAGGAATTCGGCGCGGTACACCGGCCAACCCGCCGCCGTTTCGCCGATAAACAACGGGCCGTTGCCGAACACCGTCAGTTGGCGGTAGGTAGGCTCCTTGGCGGTGCCGAAACCCGATCCGGGCGAGTTGAAAACGGCGTACATGACCTGCTTTAACTGATCAAGCCAACCACGTACCTGGGGATCGTTCTCGATCCAAGCATCGGGGATGCGGAGGTCGAACCAGTTTGTGCCGTCGCCGGTCAAAAACGCATTGACGCGGATCGCGCACTCCCTGGCGGACAGCACACCGATAGAGTTCACGATCTTGCTGCCGCGCTGCTGGCCGGGAGAAATACGCTGAGTAAAGTCGGCCATCGAGGGCAGTTCGTAATCCGCGAGGTCCTGCCACAGGGTTTCCCATCGCGTCCGCAGCGAGTGGGCGTAATCGTTATCCATGATGATCTGTTCAGCGAAAGTCGGCATGGGCTTTCTCTTTCATGGGTTTCCGCTGGGCGCGGGCGGGCCTTTTCTTTTTCTCGGGGGTCATTAGAAGGGGCTTCTCAACTTTCTGCGAACCCTGTCCCACCGTCTTTTATTGTGGCCTACTCTGTCTGTTACCTCTCCGGCGGATTTTTCTTCATTGGCTTTCTCCCGCGCAGCGAGGTCGGCAAGGAAATCATCATCGTACCACTCGTACTTTTCGATGAACTTTCCGTAATCCGAGCGGAGGGTTCCCGGCTGGTTTTTCAACAAACCCTCTTCGAGCCGCGCCTCCAGGGCGGCCATTGCGTCCTCGGCCCTGTATTGCTCGCCCGAGATCAGGCGGGTCTGGCTTGTCCGGTCTTCCCTTTCGGCGGCCAGCGCATCCTCATAGGCCACCCGGGCGGGATCGTCTTCTGCCAGGCCCGCGACCTGCGCGGCCAATGTGGCATCGCTACGTTGGACGGACTCCCCGACGTTGACCAGTCCGGCGAACCCGGTGCGGTCCAAATATTCCCCCCGGCGCAAATCCGCGGAAGTTTCGGCCTGCTCGAGTTCGCGCCCTTCCAGGTCCTCCATCCTGGCCTGCTCTTTTTTCAGCTCTTCGAGGTATAGGCTGAAACCGCCGTCGCCGCCTCCTCCTCCACCGCCGCCACCGAATATGTTAAAAACATCTTCAATACCCATGTCACATCCCCTGGTTTAGATGATCAACAAAGTCATCCAAGCACTCGGGCTTTATCGTTCCCAACATATCCTCCTGATCCTGTAAATACGGCGTTAACTCCACGGCGATATCGCTGTGCAATCCGACAAACGCATCGCCCTTTTGGTCAATCTGGACACTGAGCGTTTTGTTGAATTTGGGGAGGATAACGGCCACAGTCAGGCGCCCGTCCTCCTCATGCGTGGAGACATTTCCACCAAACTTAGATTTCAGGATGGTGATCTCGCGCTTTTGAGCACTATTCATGTCACATCCCCTGTGTTGGATTCCATGTTCCCGCGCCTTCCGCCACGCCGGGAACGTGAACTTGCCGGTGGAACTCCTCCTGCCGTGCGTAACGCGCAGACCGGAAGCCGATGCGCGCCGCTGAGATCACGTCGTCGTTGACCGGCACGATAGACGAGTCCTTTTCCGAGCGGTGGTACATTTGGTGTTCCTGGAGATATTCGTGGCAGGTGTTGAAAATCTTGATGGTCCAATCCGGGGAGGTTCCTTCCATGGCCTGGTACATGGCCGTAATGCCCGGCTGGACGGCGTTGGTGCCGGTGTCCGGGTCGGCGAAGTGCGTATGGCGCATGTTGACCCCGGCGGCGCGGTAGGCGTTGGCGATGCCTTCGGTGGCGTAGGCCTCCTTGCGGTGCCCGTCGTGGGGCCAGGCGACCGGTATCCACGGGCCTTTGGCGCGGACGGCGGTGGCGTGAATGCCGAGGCTGGTTTCCAGAGACTTGTAGCAGGCGTAGAGGTAGGCTATCTTGGCGTCGAAATCGAAGGCCCACCAGGCGGCCGCCGTGGGATGATTGACGCCGCCGGAGCCGAAATCCATGCCGCAGATGCGGCGGGCATAGAGGGGCAGCATCTGCGGATCAATGACGATCTTGTCCAGGGCCACGGGGAACACCATGCCGGCGCCGAGGATGGGGATGCCCTTGGAACGCATGTCCCGTTCGTGCGGGAGAAAGGCCGCGAGCAGCGCTTCCAGATGCTCCGGGTCCAGGTGGGTGCGCCCGTCCGGGTGTTTGGCGTCGTCCCATCCGGAGATGAGGAAGCATTGGCCGGGTTTCAGGTTGGTGCTGAACGCGGAAACAAGCTCGGTGGCGCCCTTCTCGGGAGTGAATGTCATCTTGACGTAGCCGCGGGTGGAAATGGTGCGGGCCAGGGATTGCGAATAGTAGGCCCGGGGCGGCTCCTCGTCCAGGTGAATCAGGGCCACCGGGGTGCCCGCCCAGTCCAGCAGGTCCGCCGAATAAGCCTTGAACTTGATGGTGACGTTGAAGCCGGCCTTGTGGCGCACCGTGACGGAATCCAGGGCGTTGGGGACGCCGGATTTCTTGACCATGGAAACAATGCGGTCTTTCGGAATCCACCCCGAGCCAAGCTTGGAGGGGTCCGCGGCCTCGCCCATCAGATCCGACTGCATGATGTCCCGCACCCGGTCGTTGTTCTCGCCGCCGGTCCAGATTTCAGGGTATTCCCGCAGCAACTCGGTCAGGTTGGGCCAGTCGTGCCCCCACCATTTTGGGTAATCGCCCAGGGCATGAATTGCGATGTCGGTCCCGCCCACGGTGGTCTTGCCAACCTGATTGGCGGCGGAATCCAGGATTTGCTTGGCAGGCACGCCGGATTCCTTCGGACCCTGGTGGGGAGACGTAAACCGTCCCTCGTAACAGGCGTGGTACTGGCGCTGGAAAGGATAAGGGTCGTACCCCCCCAGCTTGAACGCCGTGGCCCCCTCCCTCAATTGGCGCGAAAGGTCGGTCCTCAGTTCAAGACTCGTGGTCTGCTCGGTCATGCGCGCCTTCCTTGGCGGGAGAGGATCATTGGTTTACCGTTCGGTCCAGGTGGTGCCGTCTTCTGAGGTCGCAATATAACCATCCGCCCCATGCGCGATCCTGAAATGAGAGCCATCCCGAGCTGCAAACCGCAGGTTTACTTTTGTTTCGGGTCTCTTCACCAACAGCCTAGCCTTCGCCGCTTCCAGCATCTCCGTCGATGTCATGGGCTTACTCATCAGTATTCACCTCAATCAAAACCTGCGGCCACTTCTCCTCCAGGTAATCCCGGTAAAGCTTGTAGTCGGCAATCCCCTTCATCAAGCGCACAGCCTCTATTCCGTCCATCTCCACCAACCTGTCCAGCATCTCGTGAGCACTCTGCACGGCCTTCTCCCCCCCAGGAGCGGTGTCCAAACCCTTGATCGCAGCACCCCTCGGCATGTCCCCCCTGTCTAAAATCGAATCCGCCGATTTTGCCCCCGCCGTCAACATTTGAGGGTTGTCCGCGTATTTCGGGTCCATCGCTACATCCATGACATAACCGTGCATCCGAACCGACTGAGCCTCCAACATCTGCCTCTGGAACATAACGGCGCTGGGGAATACATCCGCGAATTGCTGCTTGAGAGTGTAAGCCTTCCAGGATGGCTGAGCATTCTTGAAACCCACATCCAAAACCGATTGCGTAGCCTGACCCGTCTCCATGAAACGGAAAAACCACGCAACAGCCTTCGGTTCGCGCTTCCTCCCCGATGAAGTTTTCAGAATCTGTTCCATCAACTTCTTCGGAATCTTCAAACCCTTGGGGGAGGGAAATGACGGATTGCCAATTACTTCCGGAATTAGGCTTTCGGTTGCTTTGGCCACGGTACAAACTCTTTGGATTTATCTAATTTTTGAAAATATCCCTAACTAATTGATTTTATTCGGAGTCCTAAAGGAATAATGTGAGACAAATGGTGAACAGCGCGGCTCGGTTTTTGGACCCCCCCTCGCCGTATGGAAAAAAGGGAATCCGGGCCTTTCTGTTACCATGACTGGTACCAAACCTGAAGGGGGATTGCAAGTTAGGTGCGGTAAGCCCAATTACCGTAACCTAAATGTGAGGCGATATCAACTCAGCAGGGCTTGGGTCTGGCTGATGGTTGGACTGCTCTATCTATCACGCGGGGAAGGCTGGATTGCGGAATTCAAACGTTGATGAGACAGTCTTTGAATGATCTTGAGGCTACTAGGCTTTGAAGGTGCCAGCAGGGATAGATACTGGCTGTTGATGTGCTGATGGCAGGGTGTTGATGAGATGGACCGATGTGGTGGAATGCCTTGGAAGGGCGGATGGTTTGAAGCGCTTTAAAAGCTTTTAACTACTCTATACCTACACCACTATAGGTAGTAGAACGTTCTATGATGTGCTCGCCCTCTCGGTTTTATATCGTGGTGGATTCGGATTGTCAAGGGGTATTTATTGAGGCGGGGCTGGGGTTTGGGGGCGGGGGGGTTTTGGGCATTGAAGAGGGGTTTTGACGAGCCGAACATAAAAAATAACCCCCCCCTGTTTTTTCTTTCCCAAACCC